ATCTCCAGCTTCATACGCCTCTTTGTACTTGCGCCGGGCTTCCTCCATCTCCGCAGCAACAGACTTTTTGGCCTGCTCCAGCAGAGCATTCTGCCCTTGATTAAGGGATCCTTTGAGCTTTTTGTTCTCTTCTACGATGGTTTGAGCCACCCGAATAGCCTCTTCTCTCTCCTTCAGAGCCTGTTCGGTACGGCGTTTTTCCTCGTGATAGCCCTTTTGTAGGTGCTGTATCCGCCGTCTGACCTTCTCGCCGTACTGCGAAAGCTCCTCTTCATCAGCATCTTTAGGAGGTTCCTCCATCTTTTTGCTGTTTTTGGGCGTGTCATCGACAATTTCTACCTCGGCTTCACCCTCGGCTTCAATTTCGATCTTAATTTCCTGCTCTTCATCACCCTTTTTGGCCTTTTTATCCATCTCATCGGGGAATTTGTACTCAGTTTTTTCCATTTTTGCTCCTTACACCCGTGTTACGCCACGGGGATCTTGCACAACGGCCTCAACAGAGTCATCATTGATGATTCGGAACTCTTTTCCGTGGATTTTGATGCGAGTACCAGTGTTGGGTCTAACCAACACAAAGTCTCCCACCTTGCAGGAAGGCCCAGAAGGGAACCTTTTATCGTCTTTGAAGGCATCTGGCCCCATTTTCACGACAAAAAGCACTGGTGACAGTAACTCTTCAAAGTGCATGGTCGTGTTTGCCTTCACCAAACCGCTTTCATACTCATCATCAATGTCAGGTAGGACACATAACAAGTGGTATGTAGCTGGATCTGGCACCTGTTTCGCCTTTTCATCCGCCGAAGCATTCAAAATGCCCGACAAATCTACGGCTTGAACATCAAACTCAGTCATCATCATCATCCTTTAGTTTCCGCACAAGGTCATTGATTTCCATCTGTGCGGTTTGCAGACCTCGGATTGCTCCGCACAGCTCTTTGTAATGAGCGTAGTCTTTAGCTACGCCATCACTCAGCACTCCTAGATGTTGATTTATGTGTTCTTGAATCTTCTTGTTCAAAACATCTGCCAGTTTTACATCCATTACTCTTTACCCTTCATTGACTCCAATTGCCGAATAACCATGTCTGATTCAATGCGTGCCTTGGCTTGCAATTCCTGGGATTGGATACGTTTCATCTCTTTGGCAATGTCGCCATCAATTCTCTGCTTCTCAAGCTGCAACTTCTCCATAGAGATCTGTGAATCAATCTGATCCTTCTGCGTCTTGCGTTGCACATCGGCCTTCTTAATCTCCAACTCGGCTTGTTGAATTTGAATCAAAGGATCTTGTGCAGCTTGCTCAGCTTGCTGCTGCTGACCCTTGGCTTGGTTGGCCTGCATAAGCTGCTGTGAGCCTTGAGCCACCAAACGGGACAACTGCACTTCAACATCTTCCGGCAAATCAGCATCTGGATTAGGCAGAGGAACGCCAACTTGTTCTTCAACATCCTTGCGATATTTGAATGCCAAGTGTTCTGCTATGTGCGCCATGATCGCAGCTTGCATCTGCTGGGCCATTGGGTTCTGACCAATAGTCGCTGCAATCATTGGATCTTGCATAAATGATTGATGCGCCATGATGTGAGCATCTTGGTCTTGATAGATAAACGCCTTGGTGGGTTCGCCTCTCAAGAAAGCCATGTTTTCACTGATCGGATCTCGTGGCTTCTGATCATCCTTAGTGGGAACTAGCTTGTCTGCATTCTTCACTCCCAGCACTTCAATCATTTGACGGTGCAACTGGGGCAAGTTATAAATCTGTGGAGCCTGCTGCGACAACTGAATGATCGCCTGATACTGCATGATCCGCTGGGCCATCGTTGCAGAGTTAGGGTCTGACACTGGAATTACTTCCACCATGTCATAGTCTTCTTGCTTGGCTTTACGGTTCCCGCTCTCAGGATCGTACTCATACTCTTTCGGAGCATAGTCACGGATAATGCTCTTCAGGATTTTGAATTCCTGCTTCATTGAGAAATGCACACGGGCCTGCACAGCAGACATCGTTTTTAACTGCCTCTCAAGCAAAGCCAGCGTAGTACCCACAGGAGCATTTGCGCTCATATCACTGACCTTCATGTCAGCAATAGATCCCAATCTACGACCCTCATCAGTAATGCGCTCTAACAAACCAGCCAATACTTGACTCGGTTCCTTATAAGGAAGAGCCATGATGTTATCTTTAATCGACCCGCTAGGAACGTCTACATCCCTGAACTCGCCAGGAGAGATCGGTGTATCGTCACCTTTCACTCGTAAACCACGCGACTTCAATCCGCCGGGTAGATTGCTCAACGTACCAGCATCGATCAACTGACGAATCAGCGATGTACCAGCCCGTGCATATCCGCCAATCAAATGTATGTAGCCAAATCCATAAGCACCAAACCCAGGAACGTAGTCATACTGAACCATGTGCTGACGCTTCAAACGCATTACGTCTTCTTCATCGTAGTTACGATAGATCGACAAAACCTTACCCGTCCCGGCATCTATCGACACAATGTAAGGTAATGCGATTTCATCTTCATCTTCATACCCAGGCATTTCGTAATCGATCTGCACTTCATAAATCTGATACCGATCATCGTCAGTCAAAGAGTAGCCTTGCTCCTCGGCTTTCTTTTTCTCTACGTCAGTATGTATAGCAACAGGATCCCCTAGATCCACATCTCTATAGAATCCTGCCGCTTGTAATTTGCGTATATCGTTCTTTGTCTTGCGCATAACGTGCGTCACACGCTCAGCCGTTCTAGCTCCACTAGACCCGTAAGGAATGATCACATCTTCCGCAGGTATATATATAGAGGTCTGTCTTCCCAGGGCCGGATCAAAGTAGACTTTCTTAAAAGCCGATCCACTTAGCCCTAAGTTAAACAACATTCTTTCATGTTCAGGGCGGTACTCAGGCATCGCCTCAGTCAACTGATAATTCATATCAGTGCGCACGCGCTCGGCAGCATCTTCTTTTAGCTTACTGATTGCTCCGATAATTTCTGTCTTGACCGGCCCCTGTGCTGGAAACGTTTCAATGATTGTTTCACTCTGGAACCTTACAGCCGCTTCGGTCAGGATAGTAGAGAAAACACCACAAGCCCCATTCCAAGGCTCTGTTCTTTCTTCATACTTCATGCCCAAAACTTCCAAGCCCTTGACAAGCATCTCCACCCAATCTTTTCGGGAGTTAATGTCCGCCTCGACCATATCTACAATATCTGCCCCGACTTTTTCTAGCTCACCCTCATCCATGAATTCAGCCAGATTAGAGTCAAATTCCTCACCCTCTTTTTCCTCACGTTCGGGCTCCAAAGAAATTTCAATCCCATCAATACCTACGGTAACAGCATCTGGGTTTTCAATTTCAATCTCCATGTCCGGCATATCTAATGCCTCAAGACCCTGGGGAGCAGCATAGAGTGATTTTGCAATGTCCATTTAAACCTCAATAGTAAGCGTGTTTTCTGCGAAAGCTTCTAAGCTCTTCCCGTTCATCGGAAGCCAGCCTTAAAAACCCACCTTGGCGGAACCTGATCAATGCTTGAGTAGAAGAATCCACCAAGTCATCATTGGGCGCATTTGGAAACGCCGCCATCTCTTCAATCAATTCGTCAGCCCATCTTGTCTCAGGTGCCCACACTTTACCCGAACTAAATAAATCAGCAACTGAATTGATCCGCACAAACTTGTCGTTACCTCTACTGGGCGTGTATTCACTGACCACAATCCCCATCTGTCTCAACTCAAATATCAACGGGCTACCCGCTGCTTTCGCTTCAATTACAAACGCATCTGGCTCCCAGTACGTGTAATTCTGATGGGCCTTTTCCTTCAACTCAGGAAACTCCATTCGCTTCTTAAACGCATCCAGCAAAATAATGTTCGCATCGTCAGAATTCTCATTCAAATAAAACACACCCCAAGTCGTACACGCCGAATAGTCACTTCGCTCATTCTTCGTAAACGCCGTGTCCCAACTCTGAATAATAAATTGACAAACAGGTGGATCCTCTTTTGTCCATCTCTTCCACCATTCCCGTTTAACAATTGCACCCTCTTCGCCCGTTGGGTTCTGCTGATACTGGGCGTTCCACTTAGCAGCCGGAAGTTCCTCCCTTAGAGCAGACAGCTCTTCAAAACTCCAGAACTCAGGCCACAGAGGTTTTCCTGACGGCATGATAGCAGGCAACTCAATGATCTCCCACTCCTCACCCTTATCTCTACCTGCTGCATCCTTAATGACTCTACCAGTTAGATCTCTATCCCCCCAGCGGGTCATCACTATTACAATAGACCCCCCAGGTTGTAAACGTTGCCGAGGGCCAGAGGTGTACCACTCATATACCTTATCGTAAACAGACGGATCCCCAGCCGCTAAAGCAGCCTCTTGTTCCGAGTGCGGATCATCAATAATCAATAGATCCGCGCCCTTACCCGTTACCGTTCCCCCAACGCCAATAGCGAAATACTCACCTCCTCCATTGGTGGCCCACCTACCTGCTGCTTTACTGTCTTGTCTCAATGCTACGTTCGGAAACACTTTTGCATACTGTTCTGAGCCGACAAGGTTTCTAACCTTACGGCCAAAGCCAACAGCTAGATCCGCCGTGTTAGAACACTGAATGACCTTCTTATTAGGGAACTTCCCCAGGAACCAAGACGGTAGTAGATAAGAAGCAAACTCCGACTTAGTGTGCCGAGGCGGCATATTAATAATAGCCCGCTTAATTTTCCCGCTGGCAATGTCTTCAAATTTCTTAGCCATCAAAGCATGATGTCTCCCACTCACAAATCCAGGCCACATCATCTTCACATAATTCATAAACCCATCTTGAGCCTTTTCTCTTTCCACAGCACCGCGATACTCCATCACCTGAGCCATGAACTTCTCATACTCATGCGGCTCCAATTTATCAATCAACTGCTCAAGCTTCATATCTTCCTTGTAAGTTTCGGTGGAAACGTTACCACCTTACAACATCCTTACGTAAGTTTTGCGTAAGGTGGTAACGTTTCCACCTTACAGTATTCTTACAACGCATCATTCCAAGTCCCTGAACCTAATATACACAGGCCTGACCGTCCTACCTCTCTTCTCTATCTTCTTCACAACACCAAGGTCTACTAACCTGTCTACTAACCTTTTCGTATTTGCCAGACCCATCTTTCCACGTATATACGCAATATCCCTCAACGTGGGTGCATAGTGGTACTTCTTCCACCACTCATCAATCACTAAAAAAACTTCGTTCTGCATAGGACTCATCTCTATCTCCATACACTCCTCATACGTCATATCACTAGGCCGTGGAATCATCCGCTTGTTAAAAATTTTTTTGGTACCCCCCACCCCCTTATTCAAACTTTTCATGGGGGGGGTCTTCCTGTATGGGGGTTTGTTTATCACTGGCAAATTTTTGAGTTCGTTTGAGTGGAATAGTATGTTTGAGGACTTGGGACTCCGCTTCGTCAGTTCGGGTGGTGGGCTCTGGGTGGGTGTCGGCTGGCAGCGTTTCCAGCGGTTCAGGGGTCAGTTCTGCTAGCAAGCTGTCAGCGTCTACCTCTATTGCATCCACTGCGTTGCCCTTCATTATTGCCCTGAGTTGTTCTAGTAGCTGAGCCTTTGCCTGAGTGCTGCTATTGGTATTGATAACCTCACGCCTCTCCAGGAAGGCACCGACCTCGACCACAGTGCCGAGCACCTTAACCGCTTGAACCTTAACGCTGTCTTTTGTGTCAGGGGATATAGCTACATCAACCAAGGTTTTGATAACTAACTGTCGCAAAGCTTCTGGTGTTCTATGTTTCGCAGCCTCTAACGCTAACTTATAGGCATCTACTTCCTGAGATATTCGGGGATCGGTTGAGAGCCTATAACCTGCGTCTCCGGCAGTCTTGGGTTTAGCTGTGCTGCTATATGTCCTGCGATATGCTTCCGCCTTCGTGGTTCCCCTGGCAAGCTCTTTAGCGAATGTCTTTTGCTTGTGTGTTAATCCCTTGGAAACGCTTACACCAAGTATCTCAGCCATTGGTACTTGGTCTAATCCTTCATTGATAGCTTTCCTGGATAACTTATGCACGGCTGCTCCGCTTCGCTTTGTTTAGATGCCCGCAGTATATGGGAACAGATAGGGAAAATCAATCACCCCCGCTAAACCGATAAAAACATATCATTGGACGCATTGTCAACACCCCATTGACAATCAGCGTTCTACCTGTGAGGTAGTGAGTGAATATAACAGGCAGCAACAAACGAAAGGACAACGCCATGATGTATAGAGTAATTGCAAGCTATCGCAAACCATCCGAGCCCATGCCATACGCTGAAGCTATTGCGATGGTTTACCACCTCCGCAGCCAAGGCATCCACGCCCACGCCGAATTAATTTAAAGGGCAAACCATGACGAACACAGCCGCACTACTAAAACA